ATGTTGATTTCTTTTTAAAGTTTCAAGCTTTGATTCAAGGGCTTTAACCTTCCTTCCTGATTTTATACAAAATACTACAAAGTATACTATTAGTACTAAAAATCCTCCTAAAATAAATGCTAATGTTGCGCTCATAATGTTTATATGTCTTTATAAGCTAAAAATTGATATTATCTTTCAGCCTAACAACTAATCGTTAAGAATTTTTATAGATATTTTTGGTTTGTTCATATTTTCTGTGATATCTACCTTAATATCTTTAACTGTGATATCCTTCTTACCTTCGTATACCTTAACTTCTTTGTACTCTACTCCTTCTATAGTAGCTATAACTGTAATCTTCTTTTTCTTCTTCTCTTCCTCGTGTTTACCTGTCTGACTACCTTGTCCTGCTTTTCCTCCTGGTTTTCCAGTCGGTGGAGTAATGATGTCCTCTATGATAATGTCAATAAGAATTCCGTTACTTGCTAAAGTGAAGGTATTTGCAAGGTTTTGTCCAATGGTCGCTATTTGATATGTATCTATTAGACTCATATCCTCTTAGTTTCGGTATATAGTGGTTTCTTGAGTACTTCCTGATCCTATTGTCTCAATAGTTTGAGATACTGTGTCAAACGTACGAGCTGTTTGAGTAACTAATAGTGGATTGTTTACATCTAGTCCATGTAGCTGCCACACTTCAAACAGTTTAGACTGAAGGTCTGTTATTTGAGTTGATTGAGATATGTTTGCTTGTATTAGGCTTGATAGTTGAATTGACTGTGTTACTGATAGTTGTTCAATTGTTGTCAACTGAAGTGCTTGTGTAGGTTCTAATGAAGCTGTTACAGGTGAAGCAAGTAGAGATTGAATGGCTATTACGTTTCCATCTATTCTATATAGTGTTTCGTTTTCTGCTACTGTTAATCCTCCACTTCCCGATACTGATGATCCGTCAATTCGACGTACAATATTAGAAGTATTAATGTTGATTGTAATGTTATTAGGTTCCCCTGATACTATATCTGCCGGAATTTTTATGTCTCCGCCATCTACATCGTAAACGTTTCCTACAATGTTAAGGTTGTACTGTCCTGAATAGGGTTTAAACTTCCATGCATTAATTAGGAAGTATGTAACATCTAAGGACTGTCCTACAATAGTAGGATCACCACCAATAGCATTGAAGGGATTGTAGTACTTTAAGTTATCGTATACAGATACCCACTCTTTCCAAGCAGAATATACATCTCTTTGCATATCTACATCCGTAACTCCGTCGTTTATAAGAATCAGCCTATTAACTCCGTCAAAAGTTACCTTATGTCGAAGCTCCCAGTAATCCCATTGTCCATAATATAACGATGTCCACATATGTAATTTTGATTAATGAGATTCTTTCCATCTGAAAAGTATTGTTACATTAGCATTACCTCCAGATTTGATAGATTTTGCAGCTAAGGTGAATATGGGTTGTGATACACCGTCCGCACTAAGTTTAAGTGTATTCTCCAAAGTTTCACTAATTTCACGTTGACTTACACCTGCACCGAATATTAATGCATCCTTACGAGTACCACCAACATATGAAGTTGCAGATTCATCTACTAAAAACGCTGAATCATTCGAGGCCGAAACGGTATAATTAGCTCCTATTAGTCCTGGATTTACAACTACATCTAGTTCGATTGGATCACCATCCACATATACCTCAAAATTCGTTGGTATTAACGTTATTCTGTTCGTTTCACCAGAATGTACTGTTTTTGGTTTAGCTGATATGATTGGTGTATAACTACCTGATACTGCAACTGTTGGTGATGTATGAGAAAAATGATGACCAGGAAAATCGGCGGTTTGACTTTGACGAAGTAGTGAACAACATACCATTCTACTGTCAGTTCCGGTTGCAGCTGTATCTAAATTGAACTGTTCTAATCGGACTGGTAGTGTTCCTCGTCTCATGTACGGATTGATGATTGTGTTCGAATGTTTGAACGTGTGAACTGTTATATGTGTACCATCGGGTGCAAATGTTCCAAATCTAACTTTTCCAGCACCCAACCACTGGTAATCTATCCAATATATATTGTATTTAGATACATCAAGTAAATATGAATCTATTGTGTTGTTCTCCAACTTATCACCGTTCCAATTATCTTGAATAACTGTATTATCTATAACAGTACCGGTTGATGAATTTCTTACATTTACACTCATTATTGAACCGCTTAGTTCAAAAAATAAACCATCTTCATCATCAAACAAACCCCATCGTCTTACAACATTGGCTGTTCCTGTATCACCAGAACGGTATGATATTAACATTTCATTACCTTCTCCAGGATTGTATGGAAAATATTGATGTGAAGTACGTGTTATACGTGAACCAGATGTAATGGGTGTTGAAAGTACTAGTGAACTATCTACTACTGATCCTGTTATTGCACCACCAGCTATAGTTTCATCATAAAAATCTTCAGCGTTATCACCGTATGTGAACATCCAATCAAATACCTTAGAGGCTTGTGAGAATTGAGCATGTCCGAATGCATCGAATCCTAAATCACCTTCGGAATATCTTACATATGAACTACCTTTATCATCTATCTTTTGTGTATTATATGGATTATTACCATCACTCATTACAATCGAAGGAGTGTATATATTTAATAATGATACAACTGTACCTATATTACCATTAGATACATCACTCAAAACTTCACCTACTGTGAATTCTCCTGTTGTATCAGTAACGTGAATAAAAACTTCACCATACTTTGTATTCGTTCCTGTGTACGTTCCTGTAATACCGCTGGTATTGCCGATAATTTGTGTACCTACTTCAATCGTTGATAGATCGATTAATATGGTGTTTATTTCAACATCATATCTGTCTATATGTCTTATTCGTTTACCTGTTGAATCAGGTGGTATTCTTACAAATTCTGATGCCATGTTAATTATGTGCTAGTATATTATATAAATATGGAAGTTTTTATGTTTACTGCTTTCTTCCTGTATTCATTTGCTTTGTCAGTTTATCAGAGATCTCTGCGTAATTAGTTCTTATCTCGGTTGATGCCTTATCCATTAACGGCATTACTTCGTTTTGCACAAATAAAAATAGTGAATTTGGTGATGCATCTGCTTTAAAGAACTGTTCTTGTAATTGTCTTATTTTTTGTGTAGCTAAATCTATGTTGTTCATTCTTCTGTTATTAGTTTACTTATACTATCTTTTAATATACGATTTTTCTTCCGTATCTCCAAACTATCTTACCATTCCTATAATAAAACCGTCTTCACTTACTAATCTTATCCTTATTCCATCGAACATAGTACACCTGTATATACCTTCAGTGAAGGGTAAGCCTACGTTCTGTCTTATCTGTGTTGGTGTTTCAAATAATTTTCCTAGAAAATCTTTTGAATTTGATTCTGTAACTTGAAATTTCTTTATCATGGGTTATTATAGTACCTGTCCGGTTGTTGTTGTATAGGTACAGTAGATGTTGTACCAGGTAGTGTATAGTTAATAGAGATGTACACATAAGCTAAGTTATGTATAACAATTGTAGTAGCTGTTGAGGCTGCTAATGAAAATGTAAAGCTCCTATCATCCACTGTTCCATCTGTTGCATTTTCAATTCCTGCTAATTCAGTATTTGTTCCAAAAGCCAATACCCTTACTTCTGTACTATCCCTTAATCCTGATAATGTAATGGATACGTTATTATTTATGGTAGTTGTAGCTCCTGTTCCGTTTCTAACACTAACTACCCCTGTTGTATCAGAAACGTTAAGAGTAACTGCTCCTCCACTGTTGTTGTATATAACTTCATTACCCGTTGAACCATCTACTGTGTTGTATCCCTCAAAGGTATTACCTGAAAGAGAGTATGTATTTCCTGCAGTTGCGGTTGATAATTCCATAGCATGATTAGTTGCTGCAGAAGACCCGGTTGTAAAGAAATTACCCTGCACTAGGGTTGGGTTATTTGATAATAGGGAAACGGTATTTTGAGAATCTACAAATGTGCAAACGTCAACCGATGCACTTCCTTGTGTAACTAGTCCACAACGTCTCCAAGTAACTCCCTCTAGTGCACTATTTGATTGAAATATAAAGGTACTCATATCTGTAAATACACAAGTATTTAATGAAACAGTAGCATTATCTATTACTTCAAATTCACCTTTGGCACGTGTACCAAGTGAAGAAATAAGAACCGAAGTCCATTCTATATTTGAAGATGCGTTGTGTACTTCAATTCTATTGAAATCCGTACCTACCATTTCGGTATCATCAATGTTTAGTACAACGTTGGAATCTCTCATATCTACCGAAGTACCGCTTAATCCCAAACTCATTAAACCTTTCCATAAATAAGAACCACCTTGGTCTTGAATCAATCCAAATCTACCTGTTGTTGGATTATCATTTACTGCTGCGTATCCAGCAAACGTTGCGTATCCATTTGCTAAATCACCATCGGTAAATCTTGATTCACCTCTACCATATCTGATAATATCTATTGTATATGCGTTACCCTTTTGAGGTGTTGATGTTGGACAGAATATACCGAACCCTACGGTGTTATATGTTGTTGTTGGTGAACCTTGTGTTTGTGTTGCCAATGTTGTTTCAGTTGGGTCTACCACATAATTTTCCCATCCACCATATTCATAAGTTTCTGCACCACCCATATACCAACCACGGTAATTTGCCGCAGTGTTACCTATCAATACTCTAAGTCCACCATTTGCCTTTGAACCCAATGAGTTAGGTGCGAACCATTTGAACCATACAAAATAATGTGTTGTTCCTGCTGTCCAAGTTGGTTGTGTTCCTGTAAATACTAAAGCACCAAGTGTGGTTTTTCTCATAGCCTCTGAAATACATACTGTACCGTAGATTGCTAAATCACCATCAACCTCACCTGCACCATTCAAATCTGTCATACCTGTTGGTTCTGACCAACCCGTTATAGATGTAACATCGTTATATGTAAGTAAGTCGGTTGTGTAAGCTGGTGCTGCCATTATTTAATTTTCTCGTATTCGTTCATTACAATTCTTTGTACAATTTCTTTTTTATGACCCTCTGCTAAGAAGAATTCATTAGGTTCTTTTGTAAATGAAGAGGCTATTACCGATATCCCTTTCTCATTTAAGTCCTGAATGTGTTCCATTACGGGCTTGCTTTGATATGCTTCAGTATCCTGGTAATGACATAAAGCTAGGTAAATCCTAGTTGTTATTCTTTCAAAAATAACATTACAGTTATCAGGTCTTAGATGTTCATCCATTTCTTCTGTAGATAAATAGACACAATCAAAATTAATACATGAATTAGGTCGATTTTCGTAGATGTTACACCCTTTCTTGATTGTGCAATTACCGCATAAAGTATTTATAGGCTTCCCTAGTTCAGGGATTGGCAGTAGTTCGCAACATAAGGTGCAATCTCCACATGTATTCTTACTCATATAACTTATTTTTAACTAAAAAAGGAAGGAATTGCTCCCTTCCCTCTTATTAGCTTATTTTAGATCCCTTTATTATGGGTTCAAGTAGTTTCTTTCTAAGGCAGCAACGAAGTTGACAGTGTTTGCTGTACTTCTTGTAAATGTTCCTGTAGTTACAACATACTGTGCTGCTGTTAACCCTAAAGCTACAGCTGTGAATGGTACATCTGATCCAGATGAATCAGAACCCCTTTGTATATTTCCATCGTAATCATAATCGAATCCTACACTAGCACTTGTTGCTACAGATCCTGTTAAAGGTCCTGTACTATTAGTGTCAATTACAATAGCTTCCTGTGTTCCAAAGTCTCTACCTGTATTATCACCAGCATCATCGTTTGTAAAGAATACTTTATAGATTGAATCAGTATCACCTGTTAAGTTAGTGTTAAATAATAAGTTACCGGCTGCAACGAATGGGAACGTTCTAACTGATCCACTTACATCTGTAAATTCTAATCTGTTGGTATCTGCTGCTAAGAACGTATCAATGTAAACTCCATCTGATGTTCTTAAGGTATCTCCAATGAATGATAATAGCCCCTCTGCAACATCACCACGTAATTGATTAACTAGATCAGCATCAATATCTGTAGACTGTCTAAGTGACCATTGTACAAATTCGTAAATTTCCTCTGCTGTACCACTATTACCTTCAACAATAATATTATAATCGTAAGGAGTTCCACCAATCGTTCTTTGAATAGAAGAAGTATGGTATGTAATACTCATTCCTGTATATGGTGTAGATCCTGTAATAATATTATCTACTGCAGTAATTTTTAAATCGGTTGCGTTTGCTAACGGTAAGGCATATTTCCTATACGTTATAGCAGCTAAATTCTGCTCTGTTAATAAATCGTAGAAACCGTATGTTTTTCCTTGCTCACGCAGGTATATTTTATAGAATCCTCTGTAATCGAAGTTTGATGATCCTGAAGCGAATATCTGAACTCCCTGATTTACCTCACCCGGTAGTATAATAGTTTCGGGTATTGCTGTTGCAAATCCTACTAAGGCTGGATCTTGCTGTAAGAAGTAAGCTTGGTCAGTAGTTGCATTATCAAATGCTCCTAATGATGTAATATTCATCCACTCTTCTGTGTTAGCTGATGTGTCAGGACTTACAACAGCCCATCCACCATCTCTGATCAAATACTTACTTTGGCTGTTAATAAGGTTCCATCCGTTAATCATCTCAAACTGTTCCGATGTAATCGAAACCATTGGGAATGGGAACTTAATAAGGTTATTATCATTTTTCCACTCTTCCTTAATAAAGGAATATAGTGTTTGCATAGATACGCCATCTGTTGATAACGTTCCTGCGATGTTTAGTTGAATATCTAACGAGCCTGTTACGAAATTTACCTCTACGCCCTGATTTAAATCATCCGGATCAATTATTTTTGCCATTTTACTTTAGTTTTTTTAATACTTCATTTAATAGTGAGTCCACTGGTTGTTTTACTTTATACTTTTCTACATACCCTCCTAATAACGGTGTAGCTATGTCGATATTTTCTCTTAAATTAGCCTTAGTAATACCTTTCATTTTAAACAGCTCTAACACAACGTCACTATGTGTCTTCTTAGGTGTTTTTGGTGTTTCTACTTTAACTACTAGTTTTTGCTCTCTTATAGAAGGTTTACTGTTTTCCGCTACTTCTACTGTTACCTTCTTACTGGTCTTGATTAGAAATTCCCCACTCCATGGTGAGAAGAAAGTATCATTAGCTATTACTTCTAATTTCAGATTTCCTGATGTACCTTCTTTAAGAAAGCCTTTCAGTTTAGTAACTGGTACTGTACATTCCCCACTGGAGTCTACTTTACCTTCAAATAAAAGGCTAGCACCTGTATTTTCAAATACTAGTCTAGCTTGAACATCGTCTATATCTGAACCTTCTACTCCAATCTTACATTTAAAGTCTTCGGTTTTGTCGGTATAAAATGTATGCATTTAATTCGTTTATTATAAATAGCGAGAAGTTATTGAAACGGTGTTCCGGCAATTATTATTAAATCTAAAAAAAAGACCAAGAGTTACTTGGTCCTTATAAATAGTGTATGTTATTAATTAACTTGCTGTATGTTCTGCTAAAACTTTTTCTACTGCTGCTCTTGCTACTTCGTATTCTACAGGACCTGTTTCGTCTGCATATGCTACAGGATCAAGTCTTCCTAGTTTAATAAATGCCTCTATACGTTCTACTGAAGATGCTGATTTATAATCAGAATACCATTTACCGTGTATGCTTCCGTCATCGTTCTTTACAAAGTCGCTTTGAATGAAGATTGGCTTGTATGAAGTATTGGTTCTTGAATAGACTTCATCGAAATCTAATCCTAATTTTTTACATACTACTAATCCGTCTTCTAGTATACCAAATTTATCGGTATTTAAATAAGGTGTAAAATACCCTACTCTTTCTGCATCCCAATTACCCATTCTAAAAGCTGCATCATCGGCATCTCTAAACTCTTGACGACAGTCGGGATATACTGCATGATCTCCTGCATGTATTCCTAATGCAATATCACAAGTTTCTCCTGTTCTATTTGCAATTGATAAAGCTACGGCTTGAGCAATAGAAGCAAACATCTTGTTACGGTTAGGTACAACTGTTTCTTTCATATTATCTTGCTCATAATGTCCTTCCGGAACATCTTTACCTCCTGTCACTAGTGCCGAGTCTAATAGGTCTACTAGTCCGTCTAACTTAATTTGACGGTACGTAATTAAGTCCACATCTGGTTCAACAAGGTCTTTTATGCTACTGTTAAGGTTAACGTAACCTACTAGCGATACAGCTCTTTCTAACTCTACTCTATGTTTTTGACCGTAATCAAATGAGATAGCAGTTACGGTATCGTACTCTGTTAAAGCTCTTAATAGTAATGTTGAGGAATCCATCCCTCCCGATAAGGATACTACTACATGTTTTTTTGCCATGTTTATTTAAATTTAAAATTTGCCAGGTATTGTAAAGCGTATAGGCAAACGCTTGAACTTAATCGACGTTTGCGATACTGCTCATTTTATCTTTAATCTCTTCCCAAGCTTTAAGATAAGCACCCACTGTTTTGTAGTGTTTGTTTTTATGGTCTTGAAGGTACTTAGCTGTTCTCTTCAGTGCTGAGTTAAATGTTGAGGGGTAACATAGTGCATCAATATACTTTGTGTTATTCTCTCCTCTAATTACTCTTTTGTAAATGGTATACCCTCCTGCATCTGATTTTGTAATAAAGTAAGGTTCCATTGCTGGGTCTTCAATGATTGTATCTCTTGAAGGAATTGAATCTGGTTTACGTAACATAACTTATTTAATTTATAAAATTTATTTCCAAAATACTTGTACTACTACTATAATAAAAGACAGAAGTAAGGTAATACCTGTCTTAAGGTTTATACCTTCCCCCAGATGTACATAAGTTAGAGAAGCCATAATAATCATACCTGTTGAAAAACCTACTAACCTTCCTGGCCATAATAAGCCGTCAAAGCCTTTTACCGCATACGTTGTTGCAACTATTAGTATATAACTCACAGGCCATCCTATTATTGCTAACAGCCAAGGCCTATCTTTTGCCCATTCTGACAGGAATTGGGCATTTGTCTGGTACCATATGATCAGTTGACCGGCTGTGAATAGGCAGAGTGCTATTATTATATCTTTATTCACCTATTGAACGCCTCTTGCTCTGTAGTGGTTAGCTCTAGATCTCTTTTCTATCTTTGTCTTGATAGTATCTCCTTTTACTGTGTTAAATTGCTTTAACCATTCATCTAACTGTGCTACTCTTGCTCTTGCGCTATTTTTTGACATCTTTATCTAGTTTATTTACATTAAGATAAGGTAATTTTCCCACATAGCCAACTATTTCATCTTATTTCCATCGACTGTAATCTCATGCCAGTGTACTCGACCTTCCTCAATTGCTTTTTTTATATTTTTCTGCTTTCCCATTAGGAAAGCGTTTCCACTTTTCACCTCTACAAAATGTACTGAAGCTTTTGATGGACTTCCTGAGTCTTTAAAGCAGACATAGTCTATAGGCATTCCTAGAAATACGCAATCTTCTGGCGGAACGGGGAAATCAGTCATGAAGGGTACGAAATGTTCAATAGTCTTACCCCATTGTACTGCGCCTGATCTCTTCTTAGCATCTATTCTAATCCTACCTCTCTCTTTTTCAAATTCTTCCTTAATTTGCTGAACTTCTTTTTGATGTTCTTTGGTTCTTTTTTTTGAGGCTACGTAACTAACTGCTAGACCTATTAACAGTATTATTGCTATCCCTATGTTTATTCCCATACTATCTTCTGTTTTAATTAACCTTTATTTTAGTAAGTTTCGTATTAATTAAGTATTCCCTTTAGCCAAGAGTACCTTTTTCTAGTTTCAAAGTAATCTAAGTTATTCTGGTTAGCGTATGCTTCTTTTTCTGCTGCTAAATGATAATATGCTTTAGATCCAAATTTAAAAAGTTTAAAAGCCCACTCTATTACGTACAGTAGGTAGAAGGGGACTACCCCTATTTCTAAAGCTTGTTGAAAATGTATCGATTCGTGATTAACGGTTGTTATTCCTTTCTTAGCATGAGTGCCTCCCTCTTTATACTTTTCTCTAAGAATAATAAAGGGCCACAGTGAAATGCCTCCTATGCTCATAAATATTGAAATGCTTTTTAAAAATCTGTCACTGTATATAATTACTGGTTTCATATTGGTGTTTTATTCTGATAAATATAGGTTTATCCTTTTTTATCAAATAATTCTTCCATTTTTTCTCTTGACAGGTTAAAGGAAGGTCCTGAAGATTCTTCATCTCTTTCTTCGAATAGTCCTTTCTCATCAAACTCTATGTGACCGTTGTTAGTATCCATCTTTACGCTGTATGTCATACCGTCATTTCCGTACCTATTCTTCATAAAGTGTATTCTACCTGTTCCCAGTACCTTATCTTCTTTCATTCTCGACAAAGACATACATATGTCTGCTACCATCATCTTATCGTAAGACCCTGCTGCCTTATCTCCTTCGATTACACTATCTTTTGCTCCCATTCGGTTAACCTGTGAAGGAGTTAGTATTGGAATCTTTAATTCTTTTGCTAATCCTTTTGTAGCAATAAATACATCGTCAATTTCATCTTTCCTGTCACTAAACTTACTTTTTGAAGGTGCTCTTAGGTAATCAACATAATCTATAATAACTAAATCAGGCTTATGTCCCATATCTTCACATTTTTGAATATGTGATCGTATTGTAGATACTGAAGCTCCTTTTGGTGGGTACTCTTTAACGATAAGCTTACCTTTTAGGTTATTTACTATATCCTGTACCTCTTCTCTGTGCTTCTGAACGTCATCGATACTGTACCCTGTTAGGTAGCAGTCAAATCTCTTACCTACATAAGCTTCTCCTAACTCTAGGGTATAGAAATTAACATTGAATCCTAGTTTTACAGCATGTGCAGCCATTGCAACCATTGTCCAAGATTTACCTCCACCCGGATTACCGAACATAATGACTAGATCTCCGGGACCAAAGCCTCCTTGAATAGCATCATTCATTAAAGGCCAAGGAGTTGGAACAGTAGGTCTATAGTCTTCCCTATACCGGGATTCTACATCTTTATTATACTCATGTCCAATATTCTTATCCATTCCTGCCTTCATGGCTTTCTCAATCATGTTACGTATCCCGTCATAATCCCCATCTCTTAGCAGGTCTGTAGAATTTAAGATAGCTTGCTTCATTTCTTGGTTTTTGCAGAATGTTGCAAACTCTTCCTGTACGTACTTTAAGTCGTCCTGCGAAGCTTCGTACGAATTTCTCAACTCTTCCTTTAGTGCTATCTGTAATATGTCCTTATCTACTTTTTGGAGTTCTACTTTTATAACATCCATGGTAATAGTAGTATGGTACTTATCAAAATACTCTATAATCTGGTTTACAATCCACCTATGTGCATCTGAGTCAAAGTACTCTTCTTTTAGTACATCTCTTATGGTGAGTATGAAGGTCTTGTCTGTTAGTAAGGCACCCAGTACCTTTAGTTGAAATCCTTTACCGTATTGATTTAATGCTTTTAGTGTCATTTATAACTTATTTTTTTACCCCTATTAATCCTCTAAAATTTTCTAGCCAACTCTCTGTGCTTTTCGTAATACTTTCCACTTTATCATGCTGTAACATACTAAGGAATCCTCCTGTCTGCATCGGCGGAACTGGTTTAGATATCTCTTCTACTATGTATTGCTTTTCCCCATCATCTAACACTGTCTCATGAAGATTCATTAGCTGGTAGTTAGTCTCTACCTTATCCCAATTTTCTACAATATTAATAAAGACTTTTTTTACTTTGTCACCTTCTAATTTTTTTGCACAAACATCGTAAATGTAATCTAACTCGATAAACGGATCTGTATTGACTGCAGGAAATTCTTTAAGAATAGTTTTTATCCCCAGTCCTCTAACTCCTGATAAGTTATCAGATTTATCACCTGTTAAGGCTTTTATTATATTATAATTCTCAGGTATTACCCCTAATTCTTCTTGTAAGTTATCCGGAGTGAATACTTTCTTTTTTACTGGCGCATATACTTGTATGTTACTATCTACTAGTTGTAGAAAATCCTTATCTGAGGATACTATTGTGCATTTCTTACCTCCTGCTTTTATTTTTAATGCAAGGTATGCTATTATATCATCCGCCTCTAATTTCTCCATTTCAAGCTGCTGTAGAGGTAAACATTCAAGATAGTCTTGTGTTCTGTACAACTGTCCTATAAGAGCTTCTGTTTCCTGCTCTTTAGTATCGTATAGTCCCCAGTGAGTAATTCTTGCAGTTGCTCTTTGAGCTTTATAATTTGAATCTATATTCTTTCTATTTCCTGATCCACCTTTTCCATCCCAGACTACTATAACTCTTGTAGGATCAAACATCCTAGTCATGTAACCTAGACTTCTTAAGAAACCTAAAAAGCCACCTGTATGATGGCCTTCTGGGTTCATGGACTTGATTAATGCAAAGCTACGAATTAACATGTTCATAGCATCTATTATTAATATATGGTCATTTAACTGTCTTGGCGGTCCTTCTTTTAATTTATTTAAAATACTTCCGTAGTCGTTCACTAATTTTGTGGTTTTATGTTAGGCCTGTCTTCTTCTAAATCGCCTTCTTCTACTAAGTCAAACTTATCTGACCCTAGTAGTTCAAACCACCTATCTTTATGTTCAGCTTTGTAGTTATCTATTGCTTTTTTCTCATCTTCTATAAACCCATGAGCTGTCATAACAATCTTACCTCTAGATTGTACACCGCCTATGTGATTTTTCTCTATCTGCACATTTGTCTTTTTAGCAAACTCAACCTGCTTACCTCCGTTAATAGCTTTTATCTTAGAAGTTCCCGGATTTGTAATATTACCAAATGTAATAATTAATGTAGCATCATACCACATCGTCATTCCGTTCTTATTCTGTAATTTAGGCTGTCCCATTGGGTGTTCCGGTTTCGCCGTCCAGACCTTGTTGATTGCAATAAGAGTGTTTGTATACTTTGTACCTTCCTTTCTTGAAAGTAGTATCTTTTGATTCATATTGTTACCAAACTGAGTAGACATAGCACCGGCATTCCATTCATTGTTGTTCTTATTAGAACGAACGGATAAGTCACATGGTACTGATCCTATAGAATCCCAAAAGAAACATAAGTCATACGGTAAGTTACCTTTTTGCTGTTCATCCATTAGGTCTGCCATGTAAACAGCAACATCTTCTATTGTGTTTAGTGTACCCCTATCAGCATAAAGGAAAAAACCTTCGTAATCTAGTATCTCACCTGTACTTTCATCAACTACTTCTTCAAAGTCAAGGCCCATTATTCTACTGTGTTCCCAAGACCATTTCATCTCAGTTACTATAAATACTGGTAGAGTTCCTCTCTTTTGGCATTCTATTGCAGCTTCAATTAATGCGGTTGTCTTACCTGTATCACTATGTCCTCTAAGTAGTGTAATATGCCCTACAGGGTAGCCTGGTAGTGAAGTGATTTCTTGCAGTGCAGGAGACATTGGTATGTATTCTTGCTCTTTAAACTTAACAGAGGTTAGAGCGTACCCTTTCTTCTTCTTAAAACTTCCGAGATTAAAATTTTTCTTGACTGCCGCAGATGCGGCGTCCTGTACGCTCTTTTTCTTTGCCATTCCTAATTAGTTAAATAAGTCGTCGAATTTTGCTACTGCACCTTTCTTATTCTCTGTTGCAGTCTCTAAGGTAAAGTCTGTTTTTTGCTTTCCTAATGCTTCAGGAAGGTCTTTGTCTTCTTTCAAAGATTCGGACTTAGTAGCTTTCTTAGCTTCTACCTCTTCTTTTGAAGGAAACGGTGATTCATCTTGAGATTTTTCTTCTACTGCGTTTGGATCTAAGTAGCTCTTAAGCTGTGTCTTAATGTGGTCGTAACTATATTGAGTAAAAGATTCTTCTGCTATTGGCTGTTCTTTTAACCATAACTCAACTTGCTTATTATCTTCTGATAATGGGGTTTGTTTAGGTTTAATTCGAACACTAGTTTCAGGGTAAGGGTTTCCTTTTTGCTTATCAACTACCAAGTCCCATCCGTTAATAACATCAGTGAAATCACCTATGTCTTCATCTTCTGCTAAAGCAAGTAATGCTTTGTATATAGTTACACCAAATCCGTATAACCTAACTCCCTGATCTTCTTCACCTCTTACGATTACCGGAGCATATATTCTAAGTTTTGGATTAAGTTTTCCTGATAGTGACCAGTTGTCCTTATCATCTGTTTTACGTAATTCTTTTACGAATTCGTCAATAGGGTCTTGTTTACCGAAGTTTGATAAAGCTATCATTGGGAACTTTCCTATATTAAAGTGAAACTTTAATTCAGTAAAAGGATAAGCTGGGTTGTTTACTGCAGGGACTATCCGAATGGTCTGTTTACCGAATTCTGGTTTCCAAAAGATTTTTGAGAAGTCAATCTTCTCTCTATCGTTGTCACTGTTAAGAGCATCTAGCTTAGCTCTGATTGCATTAATGTCCATATGTTAAATTTGTTTAATTTACTATTTCTGTTTAACATAATTTAGGAAAAAGATTTCAATTAGACAACTAAAGCTCAATTAGTTTGTGTAGCTTTGTACCTACCTGCTTTAATTCAACACCCTTAGTTAGAAGTACGCAGTTTCTGTAGTTATTCCAGTCTATTCTGAAGGAAGTATCTAGTACTCCTCCGTTCAATTCTTTAATCAGTAGGTTAAGTGCGTTTATTGTATATAACGTGTTTGTTTCTTTTTTTCGATGTACTAAAATAGTATTATCTAAAAAATTGTTAATATTTCCAAAATCTACGTTGTAAGTACATAGGTACTCATCTTGTTGTTTTGAATATAGTACAAATATCTTATTGTAGAGAATTTTATAACTAGTCTCTATAGTAGTTAACACTTCTTCTAACTCTTCTCCGGTAGAAAAAGTGCAAAACAACTTATTACTCATATCTTCATTTCTAAAAGCTGATCCGGTGTCGTAGTCGAATTTGCTTATTAACGTATCGTTCATATATAAATAGTTACTCAATTCTATAAACTCAGATCCTTACTAAATTGAAATTTTACGGGGTATTTTTTACCCTCCTCTAGTATTTTCTGTAGTTCTTCTAAGGTTTCCTTTCCGTCTTCTTTCTTAAAGTCTATTATAATCGCATCATAAACGTATAACACTACTTTAGAATGTTTTCCGGATAAGTACCTTAGTACTTCTTTTAATATACGTATATTCCTCGAAGTCTCCAACGATTGCATCATATAGTTCATCAACTTGGCTGGATGCATGTCTTCTAGTTCTTTTGTGAAGGGTTTTTTTGATATTGGGTCATAGACTACTCCCTCTTCTTGGTAGGTTCTCCACATAGTATCTATAAATTGCTGTATTAACCTAAAGATAGGTAGGTTTTTATGCTGCACAGGTATCTTACCGTATATTGCATGGAAGTTTATCTGCTTTGCTTTTAAGTATTCTTCATCTGTAATCTCATCTTTACCGAAATATAGCTTAGCTAACTGCTTATGTGCTGATTCTTCGGTTAGCTCGTACCCTACTTGTTCAGCTAACAACCTTAAATGGTATCCATCAAAGTCAAACTCAACAAAGAAGTCGTTTATAGGTGTAAACACTCCTCTATGTTCCCTTGTCTTAGGAATAGCTGCAAAATTAACCGAGTTAAATGCGTTAGTTGGCCTAGAAGTGCTATTATATAGGTTATACTGTGTATATGCCACACTACACTCTATATTGTGAACAGGATTTCGTGGTTGAAACAGTTCTACGAAGGATTCGTACTGTATTCCTATCCCTTGCTGTTCTACCATAAAGAATACATTTGCTGCAAGCTTATTATAGTAGTCGAATCCTGAAGGGATATTAAGATCTACTTTTTTCGTGTTAAATACGTGTTTATACTCGTTTTCGCACCTTTCGTACAATTTACCTAACGGTATAAGTTTATTAAGGTCTTTCTTACTACTGTGCTTAATGTAGTACCAGTTAATCAGTGTACTACTATCAGGAAGTTCTAACCTTTCGTAATGATTCATTGAATAGATTAGTGATATGTCTATAGCATCCTGTAAGTTAAGGTGATACAGTAGATTCTTCTTATTCTTTACGTATAGTATTGTAAATTTCTTTAAGATATCATAAACACGTTGTTTTACTACGTTTAGACCCTCTTCGTGATCGATAGGAATGATATACCCTTGTGGGGATTCTAACGGACGTATGTAGATTGCTACAGTTTCTGTCAGATAAGGGTGATACATGTCGTTTGTTGTAATAACGTCAAGGTAGCCTCCTCTACTGCTCTGTTCTTCAAGCCAGTCTAACTGATCTTCTGTTTCTAGTATATAAAACATCTATAATATAACCTTTTTATCTAATATACGTAATCTATATCAGATCTACAACTTCCTTCCTGGTGCTGGAATATCAAAAGATGTGTTCTCCGGTCTAGTCTTGCTTTTTTGTACTAAGTCTGCTGGTGTTTCTTCAACATATTGTGTGAAATCCGTAATTAATGCGGTAATCCCTGGCATTTCTCTATTGAATAGCTGTGTAGACCTTCTATTTACGCTCTCAGCACCCCTATATACACGGTTATCCACTGTTATATCCTTTACTGGTCCTCTTAATCTCCAATTTAGTATACCGATTACTTCATATAGAGGAGTACCTTTAAACTTTCTATCAAAATCTACTTCAGATACCTCTTTTATCTTACCTGTTGATAAGTTCTTACTAAAGTATCTTCCGGTTATTCCTAATTTCATCTCTCTTTCAGTAGGTTTAAATACTATTGGTGTAGTATCGTAACTAGTTTGTACTTCTGAGTCTGAATTTAGTATGTTATCTATAGCTTTACTTGCGAATAGTTGAACTGCATTAGTAAATATACCTAATGCAAGGTCAGCAACCGGTACATCGAAGAACTGTCCTGCAGATGTCTTAATTACAGAGGATTTTTTATAGTTATTACCTTCACTATCTTTAAGTGGAGGTACATCCTGTGTTTTTTCTTTTTTATATTGGTGATTAGGTAAGTACATGTTAGTTTTTTATGTTAAACTGGTCCCCAGTATTCGAAATGCCATAGTTCATCTGTGCCTGAATTGTCAGATAGTCTCCATGGGTTATAAAATCCGTACTTAGCACCTATTTCTGCTATTTTCTTATACTTATCGGTTTTTCTTCCTTCTAAGTTCTTAGCTGGATCACCTGATCCGCCTACTAGTACGTTTAAATCTCCTAAATCAATGGTTCCTCCCCATCCATGAGCCGATTTTCCTGGTGTTGCTACTGTGTTTTTTTGTTCTAAGGTACCTTGGTGCTTTGTATTTCTGTATGCACTCGATACTTGGTAGGAAATACCTAAAGCTTTCATCGTTTCCCGCCAGTTTCTCCAAGCTCTGTAGGCTATTGGGTGTAGCATGTACTCAGGAATGTGGTTAGGATTCATGTACCTCTTTGAAGCGCCTTGATTTTCCCCTATAAACACTAGTACATTAGCATCTGTCTGGTCTAATAGTCCATTTAAGCGGAATTCTGCTCTTAACTTCTGTGCTAAAGGTGAACTATCGTAACGAGAACTACCTACCTTACCTTTATTTATGATTGGAGCCCAGTCTGTACCTGTATCCGATACAACCTCCTCTGTAATCGTAGTCTCTGGTGTTTCTTCTGGTATAGTATCTACACTATTTTCTTTATGTGCTACCTTTTCTACTTCAGTTGGCAGTCCTATGTTAAAGAATTGAGTCTTTATTGAAGTAATCCACTTATTGTCCTGTATCGAATGTGCTAATCCTGTGATTAAGAATCCAAACTGTGTGGTATATACTTCAGGTAGCACACCTTTCTCTACTGGGAATGCCTGTCCTATCTTTAATCCTCCGATTCCTATAGTATCAAAAGATAACTCTATGGGAATGACCCCTGGTACAGGTTTTTTTGAAGTCCTTCCTTTAAAATATTCATCAAGTACGTTTATTGAGCAGTACTGCTTATGGTAAGATCTTAAATTATTGAACCCTTCTTTATTGTAATCAGGTGCTTTGTAAAATTCAATAAAATTATCATCGTGATTGAATTCATCAAAACAATTTTTCACTTCCCTAAACCATTCAAACTTCCTTTTTGCCTCTTCCGCACGTTGTTTCTCTTTTGAACTATCATCAGCAGTATTTACTACTGTCTTTGCTCGAATGTGCCTATCAATTAGTCCTGAGTTCCATTTTAGAAGTGCTTCTACGTTCTCTTTATAGTTGTTCCCTGTTCCTTGTGCAGCTATTGATATTTGTGCAGCTATTTCGTTTGATATTTTACTACTAATATTAAGTTTTGATACTGTTGACTTAAGCCCTACTAGGTTAATAGAGGCATTATCCGGTAATGATACTCTTGCAGGAGTTATTTTCCTATCTACAATATAGTACAGGTCCTCTACCTCATCATAGAATAAATCTAACTCGTTTACTCCTCCTAGTACGTCATTTATACCTGATAGTACTCTTTTCAAGTAACTTGTCATGTTCTGTTGGGACTTGTCCGTACTATCTGCGATATCATCTATAATAGATGTTAGGAAATAGACAGATACGTATATATTAAGTATGTCATCAGGCTTTCCCCTCAACTTACCTTCCTTAAAGAATTTTGATATGTTATCGTGCACATTCGAAGTTGTAATCTTACCTAAAGAACCTTTTACTGTAATTTCTTTTTGTTCTGTCTTTGATGGAACTACTATCGGTGTTCCTCCTTTAGTATACACAATTGATTCCTTACTTTCTTTAACCAGTCTACCTTTCTCCTCTATAGGTGCAGATGCTTTAGGAAGTATACATACTAGCGGGTCTATAGAAAAATGCTTTGGTGATGTTATGTATTTTGCGACACTTTCGTAATCTCCTGTCTTATCTACATCAGTCTGCCCTACGTAGAATTGAATCAGCTTTTTATTCTCTCCGTTCTTAAGTAATTCATCTTTTTCTGTAGAATCCATAGGTGCAACAAACTTATTGTATACATCTAGCAATGTTCTTAATGTTATATACTGTCCTGAGATATCATCGTTGTCCCAAAAACCTGTATCTTTCATCTCTAACGACACTACATTGACGGAATAGAACTGATCTAAGCGTTTCTTAAACTCTTTCGCGGTATCGTTGGATAAGGCTTTATCAGGTCTTTTATCATTGTTAAGAGACGTATAATCCTGTTTACTTTTTTTAGTTAATTCGGTAAAAAATTTATGAAATACACTTTTTCTTTGAAATCTATCTGTTTCTCTTCCTTCTGCGACATCCAAAGCTATTCCTGCATTGGAAGGATCAAAGGTTATTGCCATAGATTCTAATATAGAGCCTTTAGATATTAGAGTCACTGTACAATCGTATCCTCCGTCCTCTCTAAAGTTCCAAGAGAAGTTTTTAACATACCCGTACATAGCATCATAGTTATTATCACTAGCTTTTCTAAATTTTGCTAACTGTTCTTCTATATACCTTGTTCTATAATGCCAATTTACAAATTCATCAAAGCCTTTTACTTCTGAGCGAAGTTCTTGGTTTTCGCTATCTATCCATAAGCTATGTCCCCACTCTAACAGCATAGAGTAGCCCGGTCTTAAATACAGGGCTTGTATTACTTCTAAATCTTCTAAGGTCCATGCTACTAGTTTAATAGTTGCTTCTCTTAATGTACCGTAAGTGTTTTTTGATTCAACATTTACTGATTCAATACCTGGTGTTGGCCTGAATCCTAGTGACTGGTAGTTGTGGTATGTATTTGTTCTTAAATCTCCAGGTGTAATAGTACCGTCTTGTGCTACAGTAACAGGGGAGTGGTATTTATCTGTTGAGATCCCTCCTGATAGGGGTACATTCTTTTTCATACTACCTCCCAGCAGTACATTATTATATGCTAAGTCTCTATTACCTGCTATTAATTTAGGATCGGTTCCTTCTTGTAATTTTTCAACCTCTTCCTTTGTTAAAGTATCAACGCTAGACATAAGCCTAACCCATGCACCGTTACTGTTCATGTACATTAGTTGATCTGAGGTTCTATTAACTGAGCTAAATAGCTTTTCTCTTGCTTTTAGTTGAGCAGCTACTTCAGGAGTGAATCCTGAACCTATAACTTCTTTTCTTTTTGCCATTACCTACTATTATTAACATTGTCAAAGTTTTGTAATACCTGGTTCTTATCAGCAGGAATTCTTAACTGTATTCCCGGTGTTATGTTTAAAGATCCTCTAAAGTAGTTGTTGGCACTTGCTATTATCCACCATAAGGATGAATCGTTGTAGAACTGTTGAGCCAGTACATCGAACCTATCACCAGCTGATGTAATAACGTAAATGTCATTCTCATTAACAGGTACTTCGGGGTATATAGCATTAGTTCTATAATTTACTCCTTCTGTTGACTTAGTGGTGTCTATATTTTTATAACGTCTCGGCATTTGGTATGAAAGGTTTTCTGTTTCCTAGCGGTGTTGGGTTTGTAATGAAAGGTACTTTACCTGTTCTCGGTACAAAGTTATGAATTGGTTTAAATGCTATTCCACAATTCATTGTGTGAGGCAGTTCTTGCATGTCGTCATCTGTACTTCCTTCCGGATTCTGCATTGCTATCTCCCAAGAATAGTCTTTTTGCCAACTATAATTGACACTTTCAAGTATTCCAGGTACTTCGTATATATAATCTCCTACAGTTAGCTTAACTAGTGTACCTCTCATAAAATTATTAATATTTGTATAGGTAGGTGCTGTAGCTGATGCTAGATAGGCCATTTTTTGATATAGAGGCTTCATTTCGTCCCTTGAAGCTGCAGATATTATAAATCCTAGGTTTACATTTCTTGAGAAACCCTGATATGTGTATAAGTCTTCTGCTCTACCTAGATACTTGGTACTATTCCAACTTCCTTGGAAACTATCGTCAAACTGTGTAATAAATGCTCTAAAGTATAGGAATTTACTCTCTTCAGGAGTAATTATCTCAAATTTAAACTTTATAAGGTCTCTACTTGCTTTTGTACCGTCAATCTTTGTATCCTGTATGGCTAATTTGTTAATCTGGTCTATTGTATC